ACTTAGATATAAAGGAATAGAAGAAAAAGTATTTTACGATAATCCAAAAATAAATTATTATAAAAAAATATTTAAAAGACATATAAATTATGCTAAAAATATTGTAGAAAATGAGTTTTTTAATAATTCAGAGGGAAAAACTTCATTTCCTAATACAGATGTATCATTATCAGAATTAAATTTTAATTTTATAAAAAATTTGTATTTACAAATTACTTTATTAGAATATAATAATAATTTTGATTTAATTAAATTATTTGAAAAAATAGAATTAAAATGTGGTGATTATATGATTAATATTTTAACTCCAGAAATTATAGATATTCAATCAAATATATATTATGATTCATCAAATTATAATCTAATAAAAAAAATATATGCTAGTAATCATAGAAATAAATATTTTATTCCTTTATTTTTTCCTGCATTAATGAAAAGTTATTTGCCTATATATTTACTTTATAAGGAAGATGTATATTTAAGTTTTAAATTTAAACAAAATTATAATATTACAAAAATAAGTTTAATTTCAGAAGGTATAATTATAGATGACATCAAACTATTCAATCCAAAAAATTATATGTGGTTTGCAGAGAATATAAATTATATTCTTAATAGAGAACTTAAAACCTATAAAGACGAAGTTAAATTTCAAAAAATAGAATTAAAAAAACATTTTAACAAAGTTACTAAATCATTACTTTTTACATTAAACGGAGGTTCAATTGACACAGTTATATTAAGATGTGATAATTATGTATTTAATTTAAATAGTAAATTATTACAATATATCAATTTATATCAATCAAATTTAAATATAAATAATTATAATTCAGTAGATTATGGATTGTATTTAATACCATTTTCTATATTTCAAGGAAATATATCAGGATTTGTTAATTTTAATAAACTTAATAATTGTTCAATAGAATTGTGTCCTAAAAAATTAGATACTAATATGTATTTTTACAAAGTTTTAAAGTATGAAGATCAAAATTTTGGTTTTTATATTAATACAAATTTAAAAACTATTGGTAAACATTCTCCTACAATTTATTTATTTTATAATATAATTTATTATATTAATAATATTAATACAAATATTAATATTACAGCAGACTTACAAACTAAAGTAACATATTCTGGATTTAATAAAAAAAATAAAACATTAATAATAATTGATACAGATATTACTAAATTGTATTATTATGATTTAGATTCTAATAATACAACACCAGGTATATTAAATTTATCTAATATAGATCTTCAAGACTCCGGTAATGCATATATAAATATTTATAATTTGAATTATGATTTATATAATATTAATAACGGACAGTTATTTCCTCTTAATATCGAATTATAAATGCTTAAATAAATATTATTATATTTAATAATATATAAATGACTGGTAGTTTGTTACAACTTAAATATATAGGTGAAGAATCAAAAATATTTATAGGAAATCCACAAATATATTTTTTTAAATCAGTTTTCAAATCATATGGTAATTTTGGAACAGAAAATATTGATATACCTTTTATTAAAAGTCCTAAAATAGATGATTTAACACAAGCAAAAATACCAATTCATGGTGATTTAATTAATCAAGTTTATTTAAAAGTAAACCTAAATTTAACTGTTATAAATTATAATTTAAATTTAATGAATAATTATACATTACCGACGCAAAACTTTTCATTAACTAATCAAAAATGGTTGTCATCATCTAATAATGGAATCAATTATGAATACGATGTAAAACTTAATAATTTTATTACATCATTATATAATTACAAATATACTATTGATGAATCATTTTTTAATAATATAGATAAAAATAGTTTTAATATTTCCGAAGTAAATAATAATCAAAATATAATTATTAATTTATTTAATTCACTAACTAATGAAATTAATTTAACACAAGTAACTAGTAATAAATTATATGTTATATTTAATGATAAAAACTCAAAAAAATATACATCAGAATTATTTATTAAGTATATTAATGAAGACTTTACTAAATTTATTAAAGAAATAAGTTTTGAAATTGATGAATATATAATTGAAAAGCATTCTACAAAATGGTTATTAGCATATAACCATTATTTTAATAAATCAGAAAGCAACAACAAAATAATTAATAAACTAACGAAAATTACACCAGATTTATTTAATAAAGATATTCAGCTTTATATTCCTTTGCGATTTTATTTTACAAAAGAATCACAATGTTCTTTTCCTATTAGTGCTTTATATCATAGTAGTATTTTTATAAAATTATATACGAATAAAAAAAATGATATTTTTGATGTAACCTCAAATATTATAACTAATATTTCTATTAATAGTTGTTATTTATCTATAAATTTTATTTATCTTGATAAAGATGAAAAAACATTATTATTAAAAAACAAGACCAATTTACTTATAGAACAGGTTCAAGAACAAAATGATTTTGTTGAAACAAATAAATCAAATCAGTTTATTGAATTAGGTTTTACTTATTTATGTAAATATCTCATATGGAACTTACCTTATCAATATATTTTAAATTCAGCTAAAATTACATTTAATAATAATGATTTATTTTCAGAACTTGATGGTGAATATTTTAATCTTATTCAACCTATGCAACATAATTTAGGTAATTCTAATTCTTTTTCAAGATTAGAATATAATAAAAATACTAATGGTACCTATTATATTTATAGTTTTTGTTTAAATCCTAATGAAAATCAACCATCTGGTATATGTAATATGTCACGTATTGATAATAAATTTTTATATTATAATATACAACATATAAAATCAGGAACACCTAATACTAATATATTATTTACTACATTTGCTGTTAATTATAACTTTCTTATAGTTAATAAAGGTAAGTGTAAATTACTTTTTTAATCATAAGTTTTTTTATTATTGTTTTTTTCTAATATATATATTATAATGGGTGGTGGTTTAATTCAACTAGTCGCTTTAGGAGCACAAGATGTATATTTAACAGGAAATCCCCAAATCACATTTTTTATAACTATTTATAAAAAACATACTAATTTTGCTAAAGAATGTATAGAACAACCACTAGATGGTGCAGAAATAGGTAGAAAATCTTGTATTATATCTAGAAATGCAGATTTAATTCAAGAAATGTACTTAAAATCAAAAGTTACATTAACTAGTGGTGGTGATTATCAAAAACCTGAATTATTAGATGCTACTAATTTAATAGAAGAAATTGAATTACAAATTGGTGGAATAAGAATTGACAAACATTATTCTAGATGGTTAGACATATATAATGAATTATTTGAAACAAATCATAATACTAGAATTGCATTAGCTACTATTCCTCCTCCTGATTCAGGAACTACAAATAATGGATTTGTTTATATTCCATTACGATTTTGGTTTAATAGAAATCCTGGTTTAGCTTTACCTTTAATTTCTCTACAATATCACGATGTATCATTAATTTTTACATTATCAAACACTCAATTAAAATCAAAAGTTTCTCATAATACTAACTCTACTACTTCTATTTTATCTTGTTCATCAAATACTGCTTCAAATACAAATGTAAAAGTTGATATTAGTGATAGTAAATTATTAGTAAATTATATTTATTTAGATACAAATGAAAGAAGAACATTTGCTAAAAATGATAGAGAATATCTAGTAGACCAAGTTCAATTTACCGGAACTGAAAATAAATCAAAATTCTTATTAACATTTAATCATCCTATTAAATCATTATTTTGGAAAATCGATTCTACTCAAAATACTACTACTAATAACTTATCTACTCCTATTACAAGTATTGATCTAAAATTAAATGGCCATGATAGATTTAAGGCTCAAGAACCTAATTATTTTCATCTAGTTCAGCCATATGAAACTAATTTAGGTAATGGATTCAGTATGAATAATACTAGCAGAGAATGGCAGTATAAAATAGATAAAATGTCTAAAAATTATAATACTTCTCTTTATTCTTTTGCTTTAAAACCTGCTGAACATCAGCCATCTGGTTCATGTAATTTTTCTAGAATTGATAGAGCTGAAATAACTTTTTCTAATTTTGATTCAGTTAATGATACTATTCATATATTTGCTTTAAATTATAATGTTTTTAGAATTGTTAGTGGCTTAGGTGGATTGGTATATTCTAATTAATTTGATTTAAAACTTTTTTTTATATATTATTATATATGACAGGAAGTTTAATTCAAATTATATCTAAAGGTCCTCAAGATGATTTTTTAACTGGTAATCCTCAAATATCTTATTTTAAATCACTACACAAAAAACATACAAATTTTGCTTCTGAACTTGTAGAAAATAAATCCACTCAAAATATTAATAAATCATTATCAACTAATTTATCATATGATATTGATAAATATGGTGATTTAATTCATAAAATATATGTTAGAGTTAAAACATTTATTAAACACACTCTTATTACTACTACACAATTTAAATTACAATCATTAAATCATATTAAATTAAATATCACTACTATATTACAAAATAATGATTTTATTTATTTTAATCAAGATTACTATTATAAAAATAATAATCAATATTTAAAAATAATCAATAAAAATGAATTTTATAAAATTATAAATATAGATTCTAATACTTATCAAATATTTAATCATTCTAATATAAATAATTTTTCAGAATTACAACTTTTATATAGCAAAATAAATTCTGATTATTTACCTATTACAACAAATATTGATTTTTATAAGGTAAATCAATCTTTTAATAAAGATATTACAAATATATTAAAGGAAGTTGAAGTAGAAATTGGTAATATAAGAATAGATAAACATTATTATCAATATTATGATTTATATAATCAATTTTTTGAAGATAATCATAATTATAGATATAGTTTAACTCAAGGAATAAATCATAATTTATTAAATAATATTCCTGGTTATAGTGAGTGTACTAATTATATTCCTTTAAGATTTTGGTTTAATAAAGATATTGGAATGTCTCTTCCTTTAGTTTCATTACAATTTAGTGATATTAAAATTAAACTTATTATAGATCCTACTATAGCAAATGACATTGAAATTAAAGAATCTACATTATTGATTAACTATATTTTTTTAGATGAAGATGAGAGAAGTAAATTTCTTAGAGCAGATCATGAATTTATTATAGAACAGTTACAGATATCTGGTCCCGAATCTCATAATCCTATTTCACTATCATTTAATCATCCTGTTAAATCATTATTTTGGAATATTTATGATGCTAATTATGATTCTGTTTCTTTATTATGTAATAATCATTATGTTTTTGATAATACATCTGATTATTTTCATTTGATTCAACCATATGAAACTGAATCTTATAATAAATTTACTTTTAATACAAAAAATAGAACTTGGACTTTAGGTAAATTTAGAACATCTGATTCACATAATTCTTCTATGTATTCATTTTCTTTAAGACCTAAAAGTTCTCATCCTTCAGGTTCTATTAATTTCTCTAAAATTGATGATGCTATTTTAGATTTTAAAAATATATCAAAAACATCTTATTCTATATATGTTTTTGCTATTAATTATAATGTTTTAAAAATTATTAATGGACTAGCTGGTTTATTATATTCATATTAATATTATTAATTATTTTCTAAACATATATTATAAAATGGGTGGTGGTTTAATGCAATTAGTTGCTATGGGAGCTCAAGATGTTTTTCTTACTGGAAATCCTCAAATTACTTTCTTTAAAGCAGTTTATAGAAGACATACTAACTTCTCAAAAGAATGTATTAGACAAGATTTACAAGGTTCTACTCATTCATTAACTTGCACTTTATCAAGAAATGGTGATTTAGTTCAAGAAATGTATTTATGTGCTGATATAACTGCTAATTTTATAGGCAGTGGAACAGGAATGATTAATTTTGGAGACTTTACTAATTTAATTAAAACTGTTGAAGTTGAAATTGGAGGTCAAAAAATTGATAAACATTATACTGCTTGGTTAGATATATATAATGAATTATTTGAAACAAATATTGATTATGTTAAGTCATTAAATGGTGCAGATTTTTCTACAAAGACAGAAAGTGCTACTAATTCTGTAACAGATTCTACATCAGTTTTTATTCCATTAAGATTTTGGTTTAACAGAAATCCTGGTTTAGCATTACCATTAATTGCTTTACAATATCATGAAGTGAAAGTATTAATTGAATTAAATGAAATATCCACATTAAATAATTCATTTAATATAAAAGATGAGGCTGTCACTACTATTACAGAAAAGTTTGGAACATCACAACTATCACAAACTGATACTGGAGCAATCCCTACTCTTGTTAAATCAACTACACCATTACAACATACTGTAGTAGATGATGGCTCAGGAAAAAAAAAATATGGTGCCTCTATAGAATTACAGTGCACAATAACCAATAAACATTTATTAGTCAACTATATCTATTTAGATACCGATGAACGAAGAAGATTTGCTCAGGTTTCTCATGAATACTTAATAGAACAGGTTCAACATACTGGAACTGATTCTGGAACTAATATTACACTAACATACAATCATCCAGTTAAGGCTTTATTCTGGAATAATTCAACCTATACTACATCTAAATTACAATTAAATGGTCATGATAGATTTACAGAACAAACTAAAAAATATTTTAAACTAGTTCAACCTCACGAATGTGGTTTAGGAGTTCATGGTAAATCTATGAATATAACTAATCTACCTGAATTAAGAAGATATGGTAAATTATCTGAAGGTAATACAACTATTAATGAACCTACCACTTCTATGTATTCATTCTGCTTAAAACCTGGTGAACATCAACCTTCTGGAACTTGTAACTTTTCCAGAATAGATAACGCACGATTATTATTAAATGGTGCTACTACAAACACCGATGTATTTGCTATTAATTATAATGTATTTAGAGTTATGAGTGGTATGGGTGGTTTAACTTATTCAAATTAAATTTATAATCAATTATTTAATTAATTTATTAATTAATTTTTTTTATTTTTTTTTTTTTTTC